CATTTTTAATCTAGCGGTTTCTGATTGGACTACCAGTTTAGAAAATTCCGCAGCACCCATACCCGCAGCAGCTGCAAGTTCTTTAATTACCCCTCTCTTTTCTTTGAAAATTTCTACATCACCCTTTTCGTTAACAAAAGTCATTCCTTCACCAAGTTTAACAATTTGATTTTGCAACTCTTCCATATCATTAGTTGCTAAATCCATAGCTCTAAATGGGTCAATTAATTCACTTTGTATACCTAATGCTTGTAATCTTGCCGAGAATTCAACAGCCTGTTCAGGACTAATTAATTTATCCGCCAAATTAAATGTTGAACTCATATCTAATTTAAACATTGCTGATTTTGCAGCCATTTTAGATAAACCTTCAACACCTCTTTCAAACCCATACATATTCATCTTATCAAGGTTTGAAACCATACGACTTGACACTTCTTGAGCGTCCAATCCCATACTTCTAGATTGATTAACAACACCTTCCATAGTGTCTTTAATATCATATATGGACTTTCCAGCGTTATCAAAAGCGTTAATTAACGCTCCCGCATATTCACCAGTAACTTTAGTTGTTGCATATAAATCGTCGTAATACTCTTTTTGTAAAACAACTTGTTTATTTGTATTGTTAACTAAATCTTTTTGTATTTGTACAATATCATTAAGTGAACCACCTAATAATTTAACGTCAGTAAACGCACCGGCAATATTGTTTTTAATAAGATAAGATAATTCTCGACCACCACCCATAGTGTTGATGATTTCGGTCATTCCTTTATCAACATCATCGAGAGCGTCAATAATTGTATTACTATCTAATACTTTACTTAGAGAACCCCCTAATGCGGATGTAAAACCTTGTAATACATCGTTAAGACCTTCACCTAAATTTTCTAAAAATCCCGCCATATAGATAAATAATTAGAGTTTAGTTTTTTACTCTGTTTTAGGAGTATGAATCTCTATTATTTTATTTACCAAATATCTTCTTTGAAAAATTGGTAAGATTAGAAAGTCATAATAAGAAATATTCATCTTGGATGAAAGTATAAAAAACTCATCCATTTGATGGCTGTAAAAATCAGAAGAAAGGCCGAAAAAACTCCACCCCAAAGGTCACGTTCAACGTTACCTTTCTTCCGGACGGGGCGATTACTTCTCTCTTTAAATTATATCTTGGTTCATTTTCAATTAAGAAATTACGGATGTATTTTGAATCCATAATTGGCATTTTCTCAATTGCTTTAGCGATTTCACCTTTGTCAGTAGTTCCATTTAACTCAACAATTTGGTGTAATAATGTTTGTGTTGCCTTTGGTGGAACTAAACCTTGTGGATAATTTTCAAATTGTTTAGCCAATTCAATATCCTCACCAAAAGTCAATAACTTTAATTTTGCAGTAATATTACTTTTTGGTAGTGTAACTATAAACATCCCACTTTCATCAGGTTCAACTGTAGACTCTTTAATATCTAATTCAGATAAATCAATTTTAGCAATAAAAGGTTCACCTGTCGCGGGGTCAATTGCTGATAAATTATATTCAGGACCAAATGATGTATTTCTTAAAAAAACCAAAATTGCCTCAATGTCACCATCTAACATATTTTCAGGTTTTAAATCAGGTTCGTAAAGTTTGTTCCTAATTAAAGCATTAATAATTGATTGAGAGTCAGCTTTTTTAATATTCATCAAATGATTTTCATCAGATGCCGTTAAAAAACCAACTTTAACACTTTTCTTTTTATTTTTATAAAATTTACCACCACTAGGTAAAGTTACAATATCGTGAGGTAAATTAAAACCTATTTGACCAGCTTCTTTTGAATCCATAAATTTGTGTTTATTACTTATAATAATCAAGAAAAAAGTTTTAGTAAACAAAAAACCCCACAAAAGTGAGGTCTTTATTAATATTAATTTTAAATTAGTATACTAAAATACATCTATCAGGTCTTAAAGTTGCCGTGATAGTCGCTAAAGCATCTTGAGAGTAACTTAATGCGTTAAAGTTAACGTCGGTCAAGAAAGTATCTTGTAATAACCATTTCTCAACAACAACTCCGGTTGGGTCTAACATTTCCAAGTCAATGTTTTTCTTATAACCCGCAGCGTAACCCATACGTCCTGTTACAGATTCTGCGTGTAAACGAACCCATTCCATAAGTGCTTGTGCCGCTGAAGGTCCAATTGGGTCACGGAATGTAACGTTAATTGTTTGCCAGTTAAACCTACCCGCCACGAATGTAGAGGTGTTTAAGAATTGAATCTCAGTAGCACCGATTGTGATGTGTGGTCTACTTGTAGATTCAACAAACCATTCATTAATTCCCAATGAGGAATCAAATCTTAATATAAATCTATTCTGCCTTTTCGGTTCGTAAGGAATCGGCATTTTCATCAGCAAATCAGCCATAATGTTTTTTTGTTTTTTTTTGTTTTATTCTCTTATAAATATGTCTCAAAAGAAAAATCTATTTACTTTTGTTTTTTTTTGTAAATATTTCTACTAGTCTCCGGTATTAGCATCATTGAATTTCTTTTTTTCACCAGTTTTAGTAGTAAACATTTCTAAACTTTTTTCTTCTTCATCAGATAACTTATCAGCCATAGCTTGTAAATTTCTTTCATCGTCATCTGAAAATCCAATTCTAGGTACAAATCTATTAGATACGTCATCAATCATTTCCACATCTTGTTGCAACATTTGTGCTTGTTGTCTAACATAAGAAATAAATTTTCTCATAGCCATAACTTTACCTTCTTCAGGATTAGTCGCACTACCTTCCCCATAAGTTACAGGAAAATATTGGTTCATCCCCATATAAGAATCAATCAATTGTTTATCACTTAACTTTTCTGTTGAAAGTCCTTTTATTTGGTCACGGTATTTACGAAGGTTTTTAACTAATTCATTTTTTGATATACCACCAATTTCACCTTCAATCAATTGTCTAATTGCATTTTTAATTGTAACAGGGTTGTGTCCACGAGCAGTAATTATTGAAAATATTGAACCTCCGTTAATCGCTTCCACAAAATCATCCCAAGCAGGTCCTTTTTTCGCTATTAAACTACCAATAATGAAGTCTTTATCTCCTTTGGTACCAAAGTATCTAAATGGGTCTTCTGCAAAGTTTACGATAGTATGTCCATTATATTCAAATTCTTCCTTTCCAACCATTGTACGATATTTTGCAAAATCGTGAGTCCCCATACCAACTTCTTTTCCTTCTTTATCTTTAAGAACTATTTTGGTTGGCATATACATAATGTTGTCGTCCCAGTCAAATGCATAATACTTTAAGTCCGGGGTACCTTCTTCTGTAAAACCTTCAAAAATATTTTTCATATCTTATAAATATTAGGTCAAATAAAAAACCCCCATTTAAGGGGGTCTTTTAAAATTATCATATCATTTTAGATGTTCTCAAATGATGCTCCTGTTGGAGTGATTAAGAACTCAATGTCAATGAATTCAAGAGATTTAGTTGGTTTGATATAGATTTTACCAATCATTTGGTTTTTATCTAAGTCTTCAGGTGTGTTTTGAACAGTTACTCTGAAGTCATATAAACCTCTATCTCTTCTAATTGAATCTAAAATTGGGTTAACCGAATCTAAGAATTGTTGTCTTACTACTTGGTCGTTTTGTTCGAACAATAACCTTACAGCCACTGCTGAAATCAATTTACGTGCTTGTAATAACAATCTTCTTACGTTGATTCTATCAAGAGCTGATTCTTTAACTTGTAAAGTTTTGTTACCCCAAATAACAGTTCCAACATCGTTGAAGGTTGCGATTGGGTTAATTCTACCTTTGTAAAGAGTGTCTCTATCTTCTTGAGTTAACTTCTTACGTGCTTTAATTGCATTTACCAATCCACGAGTGTAACCTGCGGCTGCGAACCAAGGGAATGCGATATTATCAGTTAACGCTAAATTTTTAGTTACCTCAGCAGTCGCTGGTATATAAATTTGAGTGTTATTTACTGTATCACGAGTAAGAACCCAAGGGTAGTAAGTTGCGGTGTAGTTAGAATCAATTCCCGATGTCTCTAAAATATCTACAACTTCCTGAGGATAAATTAAGTTGTCCATAGATGTTGAAGGTTGTAACAAGTTAAAGTCAGGGATAGTTGTGATGTAAATAGAGTCAGCTCTATCATTCTCAATCATATCAATAGATGATTCTACAAGATTACTGTTATTTTCAATGTCAATACCAGGTGTTACAAATACGTTAATGTTAATCGCCTCAGGATTTGCAAATGTTTGTTGTCCTAACAAGTATGCGTAATAATCAGTATTTGCGTAGTCAACAGTATTATCACCTACAGTAATACGTTTGAACATACCTGCCCCTGTTGCGGTTGGATATCTTGTTGATTGACAAGCTCCGTTTAAGTACCCTGATTGTCCAAGTACAAATCTGTCAGAATTTGTTCTTCTTTCAGTGTAGATATCCCATCCGTCAAAACCACCTTGTACTAACAATGTAAATTTACGTGCGTAAAGTCTGTAGTATGGGTTGGTTTCTGAAGTAGGTTCAGAGTTAAATGATGCCACACCACAATCAAATGCTGGTTGTCCTGATGTTACATAACCACTACCAATAGTTATTACTGTTGCCCCACTATCCATATGGAAACCTCTTGATTTATACGCCCAATCAGAACCAGTAATTGCATCACAGAAATCACTAATTGGATTTTGTTTTCCTTTATAAATTAATAGACTTTCATCTACTCCAAACTGTGAAGAAAACCCTAAATAACTTCTTCTCACATTGTCACCTGAACTTTGTGTTGCGTTATTAGTACCACTTGAATTACCAAATGGAGGGTCAAAGATTGTTTCACCTGGGAAAAAATATTGGGTCTTATAAATTGGGAATGCCGGACTAATTGTTGGGTATTCTCTATTAATGTAACCGTCAAATCCACAAGGAAGTGCATCTGTTGGAGCGTCATAATTAACCTCAACCATAATATACTTAGAGTTTAATGCATACTCTCCGTCTAATGTACCTATTTTCTTAGCAATGTAGTTATTAAGATTTGGGTCTAAAGAACAGTTAGTAAATTTCTCTACAGTTACAGGGTTTTCATCTGTATCATAAAAATCACGTACTATCACATCAAATGTACCATTATTAAACGAAATGTTTGCTATAGTAATTTTCACTTGTGTGTTAGCAGCATTACCATCAGAAATTGTGTAGAATTTAAATAATTCATATACTTTATTACCTCTTAACTCAGATACAACCCAAGGAGATACAGGTGTTTGATATTGTTCCAAATAGAAACCTAATGAATCACTTTGTAAACTTCTTGCAGATTCTGTTGAGTCTAAACCTATTGTACAGTTAAGACCTCTAATATAACCTTTATTATATCCGTAATTCAATAAGGTCGAATACGATTCCTCAACAAATACAGGGAAACTTTCTTTTGGTTTACCAAAATTAGTAGTACCTAACACTTTAGAAATGTAGTTAGCACTTGTTTGTTGTAATGACACCTCATAACTAAAATTAGTACTATCAATTGTAACCCCTGAGATTAAAAATGTTTGGAATGGGTTTTTCGTTACACCTGAATATGCTCCAGCACAACTCATAATTAAATCAGTGGTTGCAGATACCTGATATACAGGTCCATTATCTGAACTATAATTTGCCAAACCTCTTGAACGTAAAGTCGCAATTGAAATGTTATTGTAGTCAGAGTAAGCGTCACCACTAAATGCGTAATATCTACCTGTTACAGTACCTGAGAATACTCCTGAAACCGCCCAAGAATTACCTGATAACGATGTTACCGCTCCGTAGAAAGAATAACCTGAATAGTTATCTCCAGTTGTTGGGTTAAAGTTTGAATAGAACCAAGCATCATCTAACCCTGAACAACTTGTGATTGACTCGGCAGATAAACTACTTACACCAAATTGATTAAGACCATTAGTGTATGTAGCCGCAGACGTTGAGTAATTTACTCCTGAGATAGCTCCCCAATAACTAATAGTATTTGCTGAAGTTGAATTACTTCTTAAAATACCAAGAATCATACTCTTCATATCATCAGAAATTGTTGATACCCCTCCATCAAACTGAGTGTATTGTGAAGTGAAGTTACCAACAATTGGACTAGGGATTGCACTAAAGAATGACACACTTGTTGTGGATGCAGTTGTTCCTGTAAAGAATATACTGTAAGTACTCGCACTTTGATTACTAGATGTATCAATACCAATAGTTGAGCAATCAACATTAGCAACGGTTGCGATTGACCAAGAAGGTCCCGCATCATAACCTGATAGACCAAGTACTCTTGTTACAAATAATTGATTTGATTGTTGTAAGTATGATTTTGCGATGTAAGCCGCCTCATACTTAGGAATTTGTGTGTTCACGAATTTTTCAGGGTTAGTACCTCCAAAGTAAAGTTGGTATTCGTCGTAATTAGTTACGAAGATTGGTTCAAAGGCTGGACCTTGTAACGCTTCTCCAACAATTCCTAAAGTAGTAACACCTACGTTTTGAGACACAAAACTCAAATCTCTCTCAGATGTATACACACCGGGAGAAACGAAAACTGTGTTTGATGTTGCCATTTAAATGAATGATTTAAAATTTTTATTTTTCTATAAATACTTGTTGATTTTTCAAAAAACTTTATTAAAACCAATCTATTTATTATTTAGTATGAAAAAAGTCTACTTTTCTATCTATGAAATACAAGAACCTTAAAATATCGGAATACCATCACAATTTGTTGAAAAAACACTGTGATAAACACGGTTTAAAAATTTTCAAATTTATTGAAGGATTAATTAAGAAGAATTGTGGAGACAAAAGTGATATCTACGGAGAGTAATTATAATAACTCAATTTCTAACGTAATATAAGATTCCTCACCTAACGTTAATTTTTGTATATCTATTTGAAGTGTGTCCCCATTATTTATTTGAATAACTGATGTGTTATTACCATAAAAAAGGTTATTAATATATACAAAATAATTTGTAACATTATTAGATAATCCAACTGTTAAATTTGCAGTATAATCAAATGTTTCAGAATGTGTTACGGAATTAGAATCATAATTAAATACAATTTTTGAAGACTCCGATGGAACAACTTTAGTTTTTTTAGATTTATATGTTTTAGTTTCAGTTTCAATTAATTGTAACACACGACTTATTGCGGGCTTAACCTCAAACTCATCTTCATCAATTAAAAATCCCATTAAAGTGAATTGATAACTTTGGATATAATATCTTCTTTTTTCAACATCCATAACTGACTCGTCAGAAATATCGTTCATTATGATTGGGATATAATGACCTTTAACATTTGTATACGCTTGTCTTGATGAAAACTTTTCAATTACCTTTTTATTAAATTTATTTAACTCCCTCATCCTATTACAAACAATTTTAACTGAATAAGTAATATCAACAGGTACTGGTTGAGGAATAGTGTAAACATCATAAC